CACATAAAGTCCGACAGTTATTCTGTTGACATATTAGTTCAAATGGACTATAATAAACTCAACAAATCAATACAGCACAGCCAATAAGGCAGGAGGGAATATGATATGAAAAGAGGAATGATCTTAAACGGACGTCATAGAGTATATGTTGGAAAAGAGATCATGACCATTGAAACAAGTTGGGGCTACCCATACACACTTTATAAGGAGTATAATGGAACAAGATACTTTGCTGATGCTTCTGAGGGGTTTGACGAAGTTGAGGAAATCAATGCATCAAGTGATAAGGAAGCCATTGAGATATTCAGTGATATCATGATTTTAAAGGAGGAACAGTAAATGAAATCAAAATACACAAAAATCAAATATACGAACACCGGGGTAAAATCCCCGGTAGTAACTCTTATGAAATCAAAATCAGATCTTGATAGAACAGACATGATAGAATTAAGATATTCAGACATAATCATAGTTATTTCAAGAGTTTTACGAAAAACTATGTATAATAAAGCAGAATCAAGAATCGAAATACGAAGAAAAAATAACACTCTTTGTGCACTAGTTAGAGTAAAGGATACTATCAATGATGCAAAAATAATGGTTGAAAACTATTACATTTTCGCAAAACTTTATATATATTTGAATGAACAAAAATATATTAGTGACAAAGAGTATAGATACTATGAAGAATGGAGTAAGATATTGTGTGACAGGTTTAATCATAAACTATATGATGAAATAATGGGGGTACTCAAATATGCCAAAGAATCCTAAAATCCCTACTACGTCAAAGGGTCTGAACGTCAACCCAAATATGCTAACTACGCTGGAAGCTTTACAGCTCCGCAGACAGCTTGCAAAACGTCTGAATCAGCGTATGCGTAGATTAAAGGCAAAAGGATTTGATTCAGAAGTTGGAGGAGCGTATGCAGATTACCAAGATCTGCTTGCAAGATTTTTTCCAGGGAGATCAGCCATTCCGGAAAACTTGGAAAATGAAAAGTATAAAGGCTTGCCTAGAACACAAGTCAAAGCCATACAAAAAGTGCTCAAAGAAAAAAGTAGCACTGTGCAGGGTTGGAGAGAAATCATTGATAAACGTCAAAAAACGCTATCTGATGAATATGGAATCACTTTTAAGTCAAAATCAGAAATGAAACTTTTTTTCAAATCTGAGGTATGGAAGTGGATGCAAAACTTTTATGATAGCAAGCAGACAATTCGAATCATTAGTCACAAACTGGATAAGTCTACAGTCAAAAAAATAATAGAGGATCTGGAACAATTCAGGGAGCGTACAGATGATGAGATGGCTGACGTGATAGCCAAACGACTTGGATTTTCTGGTGAGGCTGAGGCTTTGAAGTACAGACCATAGCAGGGGGGTAAAATATGATAGTCGCAGGATATCCAGTTATTTATTTTAAAAACTATGATTATATGCGACTGTTTAATGGTGATTTTATTCGAAGATCCAATGCAGGTCATTATCTAGGTGTCTATGAAAAAATAATAACTGTTGATACGGAGACTTTTGTCTATCTTAACAAAAGCATTGGTTTTGTCACTGATTGGACTATAACGATAGAGAATGACTGCTGCATTTATGGAAATCATGTTTCTGATCTGATAGACACGATAGACAGAATCTGTACCACATTACATGCTGATGACAGCCACCTTGTAAGATTTTTTATTCATAATTTCCCTTATGACTATGTTTTTCTCCGTAATCATTTTTTCCAGAAATGGGGGAATCCGGACAAGTCATTAGCTGCTAAAACACATAAGTACATCTTTATGAAATGGACAGGACAAGGGATTGAGTTCCGGGATAGTCTTATCTTGACACAGCGGTCATTAGAAAAGCTTTGTAAAGACATGGGAACCACTGAGAAAGCTGTCGGAACATGGGACTATAAGAAGTTTCGAACTCCGGATAGCCCACGTACAGCAAAAGAAATAGCATATGTCTGTACTGATACGATAAGTTTGTGCAAGGCACTACGCAAATACATAGATCAGCGAGGGTTCAACGTGGCAAACTGTCCACTGACAAACACTGGCTTTATCCGGACTAACGCTCGCAGAAGATCAAGAAAAGACAAGAAATGGCGCAAGCAATTTGAGCAAATGGCATTAACGCTTGAACAGTATGACCAGATGATTGATTGCTATCATGGGGGGTATACCCATGCAAACAGGTACTATGTTAATCAATTGATAAAAGAACCTGTTGAGTGTTATGACTTTGCAAGTTCTTATATCGCTTGGATGTGCTATTGTAAGTTTCCAATGACGAAATTTTGTTATACAAATAGTATAACATTAAAAGACATTATGGAACTGAAAGAAGAGTATGCATTTTCCGGCTATATAAGATTAAAGAATCTGAGACTGAAAAAAGAGTGTCCTATGCCGCCGCTGGCTTTTTCAAAAGCAAAAGTTTGTGTTTTTCCGGAAGCAAAAAGCAAAAAAGAGCAGTTTCACGATAACCTAGATAACGGAAAGATCGTAAACGCTGATCTTGTCATATATCCCTTTACAGATCCAGACTTAGAAGTCATTCTGTCAAGTTATGACTATGACTGGGCTGATGTGTCAAAAGTCATGAGAGCTACAAAAGACTACTTGCCGGAGTGGTTTACTGATTACTTGATGGAATTGTTTTTTAAAAAATGCACCCTTAAAGGTTTGGACGAAGCAAACTACATGATCTCAAAAGGTGAGTTAAATGGAATGTACGGCATGACTGTACAGCGGATCATTCAGATCTTATGTACAGAGCTTATGGAATCCGGAGAGTGGGAATCAAAAGAGCCAGAGGACAGAGAGAAAGAACTTGAAAAGTTTTACAAAAATAAAAACAGCTTCATGCCCTACCAGTGGGGGGTTTTTATCACAGCTTATGCACAGGCATTTCTTTTCCGGTTGGGAGCTTGTTGCCGGAGGTGGCTATACTCTGACACAGATTCCGTTAAGGGCGCAGACTGGGATCATGATAAACTGGATGCATTTAATCAGTCCATAGTTGAAATGTCACAAAAAAGAAACATCGGAGTAGTTGAGTATAAGGGCAAAACATTCCGTCTGGGTATCGCTGAGTTTGACGGAATATACAGTGAGTTTATAACGATGGGTAGTAAGCGTTATTGCTACCGCTTAAAAAAAGATGCATCCTTGCATCTGACGGTTGCAGGAGTACCAAAAGAGGGAATCTATTGTCTTGATGATGACATAACGAATTTTCGAAAAGGCTTTATATTTAAGAATGATCTTACATTCCGCAGGAACTACCGCAGGGCAAATGATTGGAGAGATCCACACTGGAAAATGAAAACGGAGTATCTTTTTCATGACGGGATTAATGAACTGACCATTGACGGATGCAGGATTGAATATGGCTGTGCTATCCGGTTGAGTGATACAGAATATGAATTGGATCATACGATTCCGTATGATAAAGAAACAGGATTGCCGTTGCCGTTTGAAATGGAAGATACGGTATATGAATAGAATTGTTATAAATTTGTAATGGTTTTGTAACATAAATAAGTTAAACTGTATAAAGGAGGTGTAACATATGAAAAAATTCTGGAAAGAAAACAAAGAAGATTTGAGCACTTTTTTCTGGACTTGCGTCACTTTTGCTTGCATGTTTGCAAGCTGTCAAGTCTGGTTACTGTTAGGTGATTAATTAGTAAAGGAGAGAAATCATGAAACAAGTTGTTGAAACAACTGAGATTAAAAGAAAAATTGAAAAATTAATTAACTCAGCAAATGAGGATTTTAAAAAAGGCCATCCTAATTTATATGACTTGAAAATATTTACAGCAAAACTAATGTTTTCCTATTTGGAGGATTTAGTATGTGAGCCGGAAACATGGGAAGATGATATGTTTCGTTTAAATGAGTGGATGGATTCATTAAGGAGGTGAGGGAAAAATGCTTGATATGTCAGAAATCTATGAAACATTGCGAACAAGCAGCTTGCGAAAAGTAACCTATGAGGATGATGAAATCAGTATCGTAGCTTACAAAGTAGGAAAAATCATTAGAATTGATGTAAAGGAGGTGCAAAGATGACGGCAATTTATGAATTATATGATGCATTACTTACTATAAAAGATTATTGTGCATCAAAAGACAATACATGCGAGGATTGCCCACTCATTGATAGTGATGATTGCTGTATTTTTATAAAAGAGACATCACCATCAAATTGGAAACTGGTTGAACCAACAAGAAGATTATGTGAATAAAAGGAGAAAATACTATGTTAAAATCAAATGTAAAAATCACTTGCAAACCTTATAACGGTAGTTCAAAAACAAAAGCCTTTGTTGATCTGGCTCTGGATGATACACTTGTAATTAAAGGACTCACACTGGTTGAGGGGGAAGACGGGCTTTTCCTGTCATTCCCAAGTACAAAAGGAAAAGATGGAAAATACTATAATTCAGTCTACTCACTTGATAAAGAGTGGGTGAAGCTTTTGCAGGATGCATGTGTGAAAAAGTACTATGAATGTAATCAGACTTCACAGCCTACGTTCTCCGGGGGAGGATTTCAGTAATGAACATGTATGATAAAAATGGCTGGCTGGACGTTCCAAGGATTGTCCAGCTTGCTGATAAAAATAAAATTAACTTTATCTTTATCATTGGAGCAAGACGAACCGGAAAAACGTATGGTATCTTCCAGCACTTTATCAATGATGTCTTTTCGAAAAATGAGAAGATCATTTACATGAGACGCACAAAAGAGCAACTGACAAAAGTATTTCTTCCGGAGTTTGACCCCTGGCTGGACATAAACAAAGATATGAACAGGTTTTTTCACTTCGAAAAACCCAGAGGAGAATACGGACGCATTAAGATCATGGAGCAAACAGAGGATGAAGAAGTATATAGAGGTGAGGCATTCTGTCTTACCTCTATGCACAACAACCGTGGTTTCTCCGGTTCGGATTTCTCTGAGGGAATTTATGATGAGTTTATCCCGGAGAAGATTGCTAAGTCAATCAGTGGGGAGGATGATGCTTTTTTAAATGCTGTCGAAACAATCTCAGCAAACAGGGAGCTACAAGGAAAGAAACCGTTCCGCTGGTGGCTTGCTTCAAATTCTAACACCTTGGATAATGCAATAGTGCAAGCTTTTGGTTTGCTTCCAATATTGGAGAGAATGAAAAAGAATAAGCAGGAGTTTTCCTTGTTGAAAGAACGAGGAATCATTTTAGTTTTAATCAATGATTCCCCGATTTCTGAAAAGAAGAAAGACACCGCATTGTATCGTGCTTTATCGGGTGATACAGACTTTGCAAAGATGGCTTTATCGAATGAGTTTGCATATGACGATGTATCGGCAATCAAATCAGAGGATATACGACAATACAAGCTTATTTGTGTGATTGGAAAAGTTGCAATTTATGAGCATAAATCGAAAGCACACTTGTATGTGTCAGATCATGTTTCTGGGTCTTGTAAAGATGTGTTTGAGGACACCCAACATGGAAAAGATCAATTCCGGTGCTTTTATAGCTGGATTGACAGCTATCGTCTGACAAATAGGATAAGTTATCAGAATATTTCCGTAAAATTTTATATTGACAAATTATTCAAATAGACTTATATTTTACTTAGGTCAACGTGGCTACATCGACCGCCGGAAGCGGATGCCGTGGGATGATTACCCGGAAGCGTTGACCTATTTAATTAACTTCCGGCAGAAAAGGAGATAAAAATGAAAGTAGATCAGATTTTAGAACTTGGAAAACTTGGATTTACAAAAAATGAGATCATGGGGATTCTGAACGCTCAGAGCATGTCCGGACTTGGACAGATTCCAACTCCGGAACAGGGTACTCCGCAGCAGACTACTCCGGTACAGATTCCAACTCCGGGACAGGATGAAACCAATACAGCATTGCTGACAGCGATCAATACCTTGACTGCTACCTTGCAGGCTGGCAACCTGTCAGCATCCGGGAAAACCGGAACAACACAGCGGACTTCTGACAACGTAGCAGAAGACCTTATGAAACTCATGAATTAAGGAGGGTAAATAAATGGCAAACAGTTTAGTAGTCCAGGATGCCTATTTAATCATCAATGATTTATACAGGATGGCTACTGGTCGTGAAAACCTCAAAGCAGTAGATACAAGTTCCTTTGTGTCGGTTGGTGAAACAATGCTGCGGACAGGTGTAGAACCAACACTTAAAGCACTAAGTCAGTGGTGTGGACGCACGTATTTTGAGATGGAAAAATACAGATCCGGAGTATTCCGTTCCATCATTGAGAATAATGAACGCTGGGGAGCTATCACACGTGAGATTATTTCTTTACCACTGGATGCAGAAGCTTCTCAGGATTGGAATACAGAATTAAATGAAAATCAGCTTGCAGATGGTCAGTCGGTTGACATGTATAAAATCAATGCTCCGAAAGTAGTAGAATTAAAATTCTACGGAAGTAAAGTGTTACAGTCGCATATTACACGATTCCGGGATCAGCTGGCATTGGCTTTTTCCAACGAAGCAGAGTTTCTGATGTTTGTAAGCTCATACATGACAGCTTACTACAATGATATTGAATCCAGAAATGAAGCAAAACGCAGACTGACGGTGCTCAACTTCATGGCAGGCATTTCCTCTCTTGGAACAAATGAGGTGGATCTTGTAAAGGAATACAATACAGCTTATGGAACAGAGTTGACAAGAAAGCAGCTTTTAAGCCCGGAGCATCACAGGGATTTCATGGCTTTTGTAGTTGCAAGAATCAAGAAAGATTCCAAAAAGATGCAGGACAGAACAACAAAGTATCACATGAATCTGACTGGAAAAGATATTTTGCGATTCACAAGACCGGAGAATCAGAAGCTACTTATGTATACAGATTTTTGGATTGAATCCGAAACACAGGTATTCCCGACAGTCTTTAATGATGAACAGTTAAAGATTGCCGACAAAGAGCTTGTAAACGGCTGGCAGGAGTTTGACAGCCCTGCTATCAATATTACCCCTAACATTATTGATGCGAACGGAGTATCAAAAACAGCCACGAAAGCAGTAAGCCTCCCTTATGTGCTGGGTCTTTTATATGACCGCAGGGCTATGGGGGTGAATAATCAGTGGATGTACTCGGCAGCTACACCATTCAATGCAGCCGGAGGATATTACAATATCTTTGATCACTACCGCTTCAACGCTTGGAACAATTTCACACATAATGCAATCCTTTACGTACTGGGGGAGGGGGCATAAAATGTTAGCTGCGTTATTAACTATTCCTGCCGGTGGTTCTATAGTTGTAAAATTTCCTTTTAAAAAAACAGGCATAAGAAGATTAATAGTATCTTCTCCTCATAACGATATTACATTAAATTATGATGGAATCCCAATTATTAAATTTAACTCTTCCAACGGATTTGTTGAATTGAAATTTGAAAGCTATTACGGATATCCGGATTCGTCTTTATTTTCAATGATTAATAATGGAACTACTTCTGTACAAGCGACAGTGCTTGTCGATTATGTCCCAGACTCATCTATAAATAGTGATTATTTTGAGAGGAGTTAGCATGTTGGACACATTTTTAACTATCTTAGGGAACTATGCGTTTCCAATCGTATGCTGTTGTGTCATGGCATACTTCGTTAAGTACATGTATGACCAGACCAACGCAAGAGTTGACAAACTCAACGAAGAACATAAAAACGAAGTTGACACACTGTCAGAGGTAATCAAAAACAATACGATTGCCTTAGAAAAAATGAACACGTTAATCGAACAGATTGGAAAGTAGGTGCTATATGACAGCAAATGAACTTGTAGTATATGCTCATAATTTAATTGGTACTCCTTATGTGTGGGGTGGTAACACCCCAGCACAGGGACTTGACTGTTCCGGATTACTCTACTATATCCAGAAAAAAGCAGGATCAGAGGTTGAAGATATGACTGCTTCTGGTTATTCGACGATTGGAAAAAAGATTGATATTGGGCAGCAGAGACCGGGCGATTTCCTGTTTTTTGGATCTCCTATAACTCATTGTGCTATTTACATTGGATATGGAAAAATGATTGAAAGCCGGGGTGGTCGTAAGAACACAAAAGAGAATCCGGGCACAGGAGTAGTGATTTCTCCCGTAACTCGTCGTAATGATCTTGTCCGCGTTTGCAGGGTATGGACAGAAGAAAAAGAAGCATTGACTTATACGATTGGAAAAACCTATACAACCATGGTTGATCATTTGCATGTACGTTACAGCGTATGGGGGCTTATAAAAGGGTATGCACAGCTGACAGCTGACGGAATGAAACATGCATATTCCGATGGATGTCTAAAAAAAGGAACCACAGTAACTGTAAAAGATATCAAAAAAGATGGTGCCGGGGCAACGTGGGTACGGATTCCATCCGGTTGGATTTGTGCAATCACAGTAAAAGGAGAGATATATTTATCATGACAGAGATTGTCTTATATCATTTTTCCAAAAGAAAAAACAGTACCAAAAGACCAGCGGGACAGGGCACGACTGTGCCCTGTCTTTTAAAATCAAATACCACTTTTCAAAATCCAGTATTTAAGTTAAAGCTAGCACTGGATAGTGCGTTGCAATTTAACTATTTAAAGTGGGCTGACCATTACTATTTTATCAACTCAACGATGTCATTAAATAATGACATGGTTGAGATCTCAGCGAGTGAGGACGTGCTAGCTACCTACCGGACAGAGATCAGCAACTATAAATGTTTTATCGAGCGATCCAGTAAGCAGACTACACTTGCCAATGATAGCATGTATATACCAACAAATGATTGGGTGCTGTCCACCAGGAATGTAACTCACAAAGAGAAAATAATGACAGATACATATTCACAACAGTATATAATACGAGTAGTTTCAAGAACCGGAGTTGCGTCATATTATATAAACGGTGACCAATTAAACAATTTGCTTGACTTTATGTATACGGAATCAAATTTTACTGACGTGATACAAGATGCCATCACAAAATTAATGTTTGACCCATTTAAATATATAGTTGATTTGAAATGGGTTCCATTTGTTGAAACCGCTTTTAAAAGCAGTAATGATGAAGCAATACAGTTAGGATTTTGGGACAGTGGGGTGGTAGCAAAAAGAATTGATGAAGATACAGTGGTTAATTTTTCATATTCGTTTGCCTTTAATAATCCACTTTATGCTATCACAGATTTCAGATACTATAATTCATCTTTTTCAAATTATTTTATAAAGCTTCCTTTTATTGGAGTGGTTGCCCTTAACCCATACAAGATAGATGCAAGTGTGAATGCACTTTATCAGTTTGATGCAACAAGTGGTTTATGCAATGTTTTTTTACAATCAAAAAAAGTTGTGTTTGCATCTTATCAGTTGCAATTGTCAGTCCCTGTGCAAATCGGTTATGCAAGCACAAACATAGCCCAACTAGCTACCTCAACTGTAAGCCTTGTCGGTGCCGGCTTACAAGGAAACATTGCACAAGGAATATCAGAGGGAATAGAAGCAGGAAGAAGTATTACCGCACCAGAGATTTCTATGCTTGGAACGGTTGGCAATATATCAAATATTCTCAACAATCAGATTTTAGAGTTTAATTCATATGCCTGTACAAGCATAGTTCCGGATGGAGCAAGTGAGGGTTATGTAGATGGGACTATCCGCTCTATATCTGCACTGAGTGGTTTTGTAAAATGCCGGAATGCATCTATTCAGATTGCAGGATTTGAGGGAGATCAAGAGCAGGTTAATAGTTACTTAAACAGTGGTTTTTACTTTGAATAGAGAGGAGATAAACATGTGGACACCGGTTAATTTTGATAAAATCAACATTTGCACAAATTACTTCCAGCCATCCGGAATAAAGGTGGATAGCTTATACACAGACACGTTTGATCGAATGCTTTATGAGCGTGTGTGTTCTATTCTTGATATCACATACAATGGAACTATTGACATTGATTACTTCAAATATTGCCTACTTTTCGGTGGGTATATTTGCATCACAAAGACAGATCTTTATGGTCTGATTGCACAGTATCCAATGTTGACAGGCTACAATATTTATTTTAAGCCAACCACAGTTACTATACACACTTATGCAAGCAATGCAGAGATTGACATGGAGGACATGGAGATCGGAAAAGACTGCTCTGTCATCTATCTCAGGCCAACTTTTTGTGGGATTGGTGATATCATCGGCTTTTATAGCTATAAGCTGGCACTGGTCGCAAGTGCGTTTGACATGAATGTTTTTAATTCAAAACTTGCATTTTTGATAGCTGCAAAAAATAAGGCAGCAGCCCAGACCTTGAAAAAAATCTATGACAGCATTCAATCCGGTAATCCGGTTGAGTCTTTTGATGTATCAATTAAAAGTGAGGACCGACAAGGAAGCAAACAGGATGCATGGGAATCCTTCAACAAAGATTTGAAGCAGAACTTCATTGCACCGGAATTGATTGAGGTATTTGAGAAACTTCTGGACCAGTTCGATACAGAGGTTGGTATTCCATCTGTCGGGTCTGATAAAAAAGAACGACTGAATGTACTTGAAACAAGCAAAAATGATGCAGAATCCGTGACACGGCTCACTACTTGGCTTGAGACTATGCAAGCAGGGGTTGATATGACAAACAGACTTTATCCGGAGATGAACTTATCAATCAAGATCAGAAGCTATGAAACTGCGGAGGTGAAACCATATGGGACTTTATAGAGTGACGATAGCAGGACTTTATGAATGGAACGATACCCTATTTGACAAGATGGAGTTACCGGAATCAGCCGACAGACAGAATTTTATCGACAGTTTGCTTCTGTCATATGGGGATTGTGAACCACTTTATCCAGACTGGGATTTTATGCATGAGAACGCCATCCCTGCATGGAGCAGGAAGTGGAAAAGAAGCATAGACAAAGTATACAAGGTATTAGATTTAAGTGAGTACGAACCTATTGAAAACTATGATCGTCATGAAGAATGGACAGATAGCCCGGATATGACACGAACAAGTCAGAGTTCCGGGCAGGATGTAAATAGGGCAGAAGCAGGACAGGGAACCACTACGACCAACTCTGGGGCAGATACAGCTATCAATGATGTCAGTGCTTTTAATGATTCCAACTACAGTCCGAACGAAAAAACAACAACGGAGTACGGGAGCAGCACAAAAATACAAAGCTCTGGGGAAAACAAAAACACATTTGAATACGGAAAAGGTGAAACAAGCCGAGAGACAGGACAGAATAAGCATTCCGGACGTATTCATGGGAATATTGGTGTGACCACTTCGCAGCAGATGATTCAGTCAGAGCTTGAGTTGAGGAAGCAAAGCTTTATTGATTATTGTACTGGACTATTTGCACAGGATCTGCTTTTATTAATTTATTAAGGAGGAATGAATTATGTTTTTTGAATATCCACATAGTTCTATGCAGGATATGAACCTGGACTGGTTACTCAAAGTTGGCAAACAGGCTGACAAAGATCATGGGGAGTGGACGCATATTAAAGACACAGCACAGACCATGATTGATGATGCAATCCAGAAAAGTCTGGATGATGGGGAAATTGGAAAAGTAGTAAATGATGCTACTACAAAAGTAATTAACGAACAGATTAACCCGTTAAAAGAAGAGGTTGGAACAAATACAAGAGAGATCACGAAATTGAAGAAAAGGGATGGGCTTTTTGACCACTCCGGAAAAACCATCATCATCGGAGACAGCTACACGGTTGGATATAGTCCAGAGGGTAATTTACAGCCCTGGACTACAAACTTTATCAAGTACACAGGGCTTGAAGATGTGACAATCTCTGCAAATGGGGGATCCTCATTTTCGACAGCTTCCAATTCATTCCTTATGCTTTTAAATGCTGTCCCTGCTTCTGATGACGTGAAGCAGATCCTGGTAGTTGGGGGGTTTAATGAGTTCGGAACCTATTCAGAGATCGAAAATGCAATCAATGCTTTTATGAGTGCTGCGGAGGTCAGGTTCCCAAATGCAAAAGTGTTTGTTGCTATGGTAGCATGGTCAGTTGACCGGACGGATGATCCGAACGTGCAAAACAGATTAAAGATTGCAAAGAGTGTGTATAATACACAACGAAAGAATTGGCGGTATCTGGCAGGGTCAGATTATATACTCCATGCTGACGGTTTTCTTGCATCTGACGGGTTCCATCCAAACAGTACCGGACAGGAACGTCTTGCTACCTATCTTGCTACAGCTGTAGAAACAGGAGCATGCAGCCCATCATTTTATGAAGTTAGTGCAAATTTTGAAGCAGGTGACTTTGCACCTACTCCGGGAGCAAGCTGGGCTTTTGTGAGCTCATATAATGAAAATACAAGCACTTTAATCTGGGGTAACTATGTTTGTTTACCAAACAGCGGAACACTTGTCTGTGACGGCACTGAGTACCGTTTAGGAAGAATCTATTCTACTTCCTTTATCGGAGACCATAACGGCTATACATGTTACCCAACAACCGTGATCATTAAGTCCGGCAGTGACTTTTTTCACATTCCTGCACAGCTTAACTTCCGAGGTCGACATATCTATTTGAGTTTGTATGATATTTCTGATGATAAGCACAACTACCGGACTTTGACAGAAGTTACACAGGTACAGATTCATAGAGGATCAATTACGATGTAAAAAGAGAGGTAGCCCAGCGGATGCCGGGCTACCGTTTTATTTTGCTTATTTGAAAAGCTTTCTGAGCAGCTTGATTACGCCCCAGTTTGTTGAAGCATGATAAAATTTAGACTCTTTAAATGGCTGATAGTAAGTTACAGCCCAATCTTTATATCCAGTTAAGGATATTTCAATGAAATCTATATGGCAAAGATAGTATACACATAAATAATCGCCATTTTCGGATAACCAACAATTGAAGCCCTGTTTCTCAAGATCACGAGTGAGGTGTTTAAGGTTCATAACCTCTTTATTATAGTATTGATTGTATTTCATAGTTTTTCCCTCCTGCCTTATTGGCTGTGCTGTATTGATTTGTTGAGTTTATTATAGTCCATTTGAACTAATATGTCAACAGAATAACTGTCGGACTTTATGTG